TAAATATTTTTGATATTAGACGTGTCCAATTTCCAGCACACCATTTTTTTTACACAGACGAAGTTTCAACTACTAATTTAAAAAAAATAGATGACTGGATTTATCGACATCTTAAAGGAAGATATTTTACAGGCGATGGGCTTGTACTACATAACAATACCATTGAATATATCCATAAAATTGGATTTGAAGTTGAAAAAGAATTAAGTTTCTTCAAACTTGCCTGTCCGCATTTAGTACATAGATAATTAAAGTAAAGGAGATGTCATATGACTGAAAACACAACACAAGAACCAACACAACAACCAATCCCTCCAGAAGGTACTGCACCACCGGCTGACAACGATTTAAATATCAGCGATCTCAATGCTATGAAAATGATCATTGATGTTGCCAGTACACGCGGTGCCTTTAAGCCTAGTGAAATGGTCTTGGTAGGACAAACGTACAACAAACTAGTGAATTTTTTAAATTCCGCACAGAAAGGACCAGCAAATGGTTGAACTTAAACATGTAGGCAGAGTCAAAGCCACAGGCAAAAAATGTCTTGTGGCCTATCGAACACTGCCAGGCGATGCATATCACGCCGTTATTATTCCTACTGAAAATTTACCAGATAGTTATCACGATGCACTGATTCAACTGGTAGAATCTAGTTCAGCACAGGATAGTTATGAACTGGCTGATGTATTGAGCAGAACTAATTTTCCTGATGGTTCGACAATGTTGGCAGCACTACATACACAAGGCCGTATGGTTCGTGTTCCTACTAGCGATATCTCAATGACACCTACACTGAGTGAAAGCATTAATCTTGACGAACTCAATGCGTTAATTGCCGAACAACGTGGTATTGCTATAGATGATCTTCATGTTAAATCTGAAAACTCACAAACTGAGATCAAAGAAATAGTAGAAGTAAAAGACATTACTCCTCCTAAAGATGAAGAACACATGACTTCTGTTGATCGTGCAGCCAAATATAGAAGTGAGGCTGATAGATTATACAAAGAAGCAGCTAAACTTAGAAAAATGGCTTTAGAATTGGATCCAAAAGAAAAGTGATTTTAAAAAAAACTTTGCCTAAAGAAGTAATAGATCATTGGCCTGAAGTTTTTGGAGAAATTAATTTAAAAGTTATTCCAATAAAATATTTGGATTCAATACTCATTAGTTTTAAAGACGGCAGATCCTGGAGTATCTCTGTGAGATCAAAACTTAGGGGCAATGATTCTTCGAAAGTAGAAGCAGAACTTCAAGAATTTTTCACTGCATACGACGATGCTATTAGTAATATTGATTTCAAACTAGATACCGAAAAAGTAAAACGTGATATATTAAAGATCACAGGTAAATTTTTAAAGAAAAGAAAATTGTGAAAATACAACTGGTAAGTCATAGTCAGCCAACTGCTGAATTTCAGAAACTAAAAATCAATGATGCACAAGATCTTGTAGCGTATTGTGCCAGAGTAAGTAATCCTGCTAATCAATTTAACACAGAAACCAGTGAAAAACTAATTGGCTACTTAATCAAACATCAGCACTGGTCGCCTCTCGAAATGGTCAGTATGTGTTTGGAAATCGAAACTACTAGAGACATTGCACGACAAATTTTACGCCATAGAAGTTTTTCGTTTCAAGAATTCAGTCAACGTTATGCTGATCCCACAGCAGAGATGACCGAAGCGTTTGTTGTTCGTGAAGCAAGATTTCAGGACACAAAGAATCGACAAAACAGTGTTGAGTTTGATATGAACGACGAAAGCCAACGTTTACTGGCTATTGAATGGGAACGTGCTCAAAAACGAGTATTATACACTGTTGAGAAAGAGTACAAATGGGCCATTGCTAACGGCATTGCTAAAGAACAGGCTCGTGCTCTATTGCCAGAAGGACTTACTATGAGTCGTATGTATATGAACGGAACATTACGTTCATGGATTCATTATATTGAACTGCGTAGTTCTAATGGCACACAGAAAGAACATATGGAAATTGCTAAAGAATGTGCAGCGGTAATCAGCACAATATTTCCGCTGGCTAAAAAATTGCTTAGTGAGCAATAAATAATTTAGGATATGCTTCTTTAAACTGACTATGCAGCCATGCATAGTCATTTATTTTGGCTATTTTTAGTGTATCTAAACTATTAGATAATGCATACTTATTGCCAGCCTTGGCTCCTAACACTGCATAGCCTCCATTGGGTTTAGAGAGACCTTTGGTCATCCAGATTTTTAATCTTTCTTGACTATCAGCGTCGTCTTGTAGTGTTAGTTTAACTGCTTCTCTAAATCCTGTGCGCCATGCAATATAGGGGCGGTTTCCGATACAATGTATGCTAGCTAATTCTGATAAAATTTTTATCTGGTCACTTAGACTTGTAGTAATATCAACTTTGCCTGTGTGTTCAATATCAAATAAAAACTTTGGTAATAATTTAATGCCACCATTACCATATACTGCATCATTGATATCGTTTTTACTGTGCCATATATGCACAACATCAAATTCTACAGGATCAACTTTATAAGTAAACTTAAAGTTTTCTAAAACTATTGTATCAGCATCTACGACCCAGAAATGACTAGTTGACGACTTAATAGCCGCCACTTTATGAGCTGCATATATACCTTTTACACCGTCTACTCGTTGTGCAGTTGGGAATCGATTTTTTAATATGTGAAAATGTTCGTTAGCAAACGGTTCGCCGCAACTTATAAAAAAGATATCGTATTCTGGTTGTTTATAAAATACTGATGTAGATTCTATAATTTTTTTATTTTCAAATTCGCCATACGAATCTTTTTTAAATTTGTATCTATAGGGAATTAAGTATAATCCTTTAACACCATTATTTTCAAATTGATGTATGTAAGTTTCGTCCCACTCGTTGATAACAAACTTTAAAGAAAAGTTTACGTCTAAAGTAACATTATAATCAACATACCAACAATATTTTGTAGAATAACAATCGTCAATTGATTCTACAGGAATTGCATTAGGATACTTTTCAAGTAGCATTGATGCCGCCTTGCTATTTTTTTGATAAAAAATATCAATCATTCTTTTTCCAAAAATCCATAATTTGATCTATTAGAATTTTTAAAGACACCTTTGAAAAATTTACTGGCATCCGCATCTAGATCACAAATTTCAAGATCTAATCGTTTCTTCAATTCATTGCCATAAAAAGTAATTTTATCAGACAATTCTTCTGTTGTCATACCGTTGACTTCTTCATTCCAGAAATCTGTTAAGTATTCAAAGTCTCTAACTTGTATGTAATCCCAATCAGTGCAATTGGTCATATAGCAACCTTGACGAGCTCCTAATATAGCCCATTCACCGTTGTCAGAATCTTTACCGATGTTAAGCCACACTAATAAACGTTGCATATTTTTCCAATGTATACTGGTCTTGAATGTTCTATTTTCTAAACGAACACCTCTTTCTAATGACATCTTTACACCTTCACGAAATCCTGCTCGCCATGCTTGGAACGGACTAGCATTATTATAAACATCACTGAAGCATCTATTCATCTGTATGTATTCAGCATCCCAACAAAAATCCACCTGTGCATTAGGATCGTCGGCGGGTGCGTTTTCATGAGTTTTCATGTCTAAAACATATTGTTTTGGCCATAGTTTTAATCCGCCGTTGCCATACATAAGTCCGTTGACTACATTATAACCTGCCCACGATATAACGCACTTTGATAAATCTTTGTGCTCATCAAAGTTTACTTCTTGATTAAGGAAATCTTCTCGTATAACGTTATCACCATCTACAGTGACAAAACGATCTGTTTCACTGAGATTTGCACAGGCTTTGTGTGCGGCATCGCTGCCTTTGACTCCGTGGATACGTTTTGCCCAAGGCACTTTTGCCAACAAGTCTGCATAATTTTTTTCAGCGTTCGGTTCGTCGTAGCTGAGATAGATAATGTCGTAATCAAGAATTTTAACTGTTTGAGTCATGGCGCAATTAATCCGTATGATTTAAAAAATGGTTTAGTATAAAATTTTATTTTGTTTGACGATTGTTCTGTCAATGTGACGTGATCTATATATACAGTGTCATTGTATGCTAAATCAATAGTGTCAATTTTGATTGTACGTATTAGATAACTAGCATTCTTTAAAAATGTTACATAGAATTCTAACTTGGAATTAATCTTATATTTTTTTATATACGATTTTTCTTCTTCGTTGAGTTTAAAT